CATTACTTTCAGGTTTTGTGTTCCTATGTACGTTCGTAGTCAGCACCATCGTCATAGAACATGGTCTTATAACGAGATTTCTAGAAGGTATACTGACGTAAACATCAAGTTCTATGAACCCCAAAAGTTCAGAACACAACACAAGAGCAACCGACAGGCAAGTAATGCCGACGAGTTGATTAATCCCGAGATGCTAGTAGACTGGAATCGCGGAAAGGCAGAAGGTCTAGTGAATCTTCATCACGCAATGTCTCTTTCTTTGTTTAACCAACTCATCGAAGCAGGCGTTTGCCGAGAACAAGCCCGTGGAGTTCTACCACAGAACCTCTACACCGAATACTACGGCACAGTCAATCTGTCTAACCTCTTGAAGTTCATTGACCTTCGCACACACGAAGGGGCACAATGGGAGATCCAAAAGGTTGCCGAGGCTTGCTTGGAGATTGCTACGGATCTGTTCCCTGTGACTGTGGGTGCTTATCGTAGGATTAGGAACGAAGAATGAATGTAGAACTACAACAAGACATAGGGATTGCCGTCGTCACTTTTGCAGAGAATCACAAGAGACTTATTGCGGCTGGTGATCACAATTACTTTGAGTATTGGCTTAATACTGAAACAGAACTATTAGCAACTTTACAAGATGTATTTGTGAAACACAAAAATAAACACACTTTTGAAGAAATGATTTTCTTTTCTCTCCTGATGGGCTCGGCAGTTAAAGATACAATGGACGATCTACACAAGCTTGATAAGGAAAACGAAGAATGAGTGACAAACCAAAGGTTAAAGGGGACTTTTGCCCCCGTTGCGATAAAAATGTGAAATGGTTTCCTGTTCCTGATTCACTGGCCTCTTTCTGTAAAGGGTGCGGTTTTGTAAGAGTAGGGTTTGGCGAGACAGATGAAAGTGGAATAAGACTTTATGATGTTGGAGCCACGATACAACAGTGGTTAGAAAATGTTTTTGGCACGAAGGAGAACGAAGAATGAAAGTGGGTGACAAGGTTCAGTATTGTGGCTACGACACTCTCGGCGCAACAGGCGAGATCATAAGAGAAAAAGAAAAAACTCTTTACTATAGTAAGTGGGAACGCGAAGGTGACGATAGGTATTGTATGTGCTATCTTGTAAGATACACAATGCCAAACGGCAAGACCATCAACAATGTTGCGAGACCAGAAGATCTAAAACTTTTGGAGAACGAAGAATGAATGATGCGATTGACATCACTTTAAATATTTGGCGGCAAAAAGGCCCTGATAAGGCGGGCTCGTATGTTACTTATCATCTGCCCAAAGTAAGCACACATATGTCTTTCTTGGAGATGCTTGACGTGTTAAATAACAAGTTAGAGTCTCAGGGCGAAGACCCTATTGTTTTTGAACATGACTGCCGAGAAGGAATATGCGGCTCCTGTGGGTTTATGGTAAACGGAAAAGCACACGGGGGAATGCCAAAATCAACAATATGTCAAGTTCATATGCGCGCGTTTAAAGACGGCGCTACGTTGACTCTCGAACCCTTCCGCGCCAAGGCATTTCCTGTGGTCAAGGATCTAATGGTTGACCGCAAAGCCTTTGATAAAATCTACCAAGCAGGCGGCTACATATCAGTCAGAACAGGTGCCGCCCCAGATGCTAATTCGATCCCGGTAAATAGAGATAATGCTGATCGTGCTTTTGCCGCAGCGAGTTGTATTGGGTGTGGCGCTTGCGTAGCATCTTGCCCTAACGCATCTGCGATGTTGTTTACTGGTGCCAAGATAGCACACCTTGGTCTCTTACCCCAGGGACAACCAGAGAGATATAAAAGAGTAGATAAGATGGTTAGTAAAATGGATGAAGAGGGGTTCGGACATTGCACCAATATTGGTGCTTGTTCTAAATCCTGTCCGAAAGGAATACCACTAGATGTCATATCGCTAATGAATAAAGATTATCTTGTATCACAAATTAAAAACAGGGAGACAGATTAATGATTGAATACCACCAGTTTGCATATTTTATTGCAGCAATATGGACCTTTTGTATGGTCACTTTCTTTTGGACCGTATCAAGGCTAGGACCAAAGAAGTGACTATTTATACTCGGAGAACTAAATGAAAAAGATTATAAATGAGTGGAAAGGATTCTTAACAGAGAGTTCTATCAGCCGCACCTACGAACACATACTCGATCACGACACAGCATTTATCACAGCGTTTCGTGACAATGCCAAAGACACAACAAAGTGCATGCCAGATCATAGCAAGACGCTAGAAAACTTTGAGCGTAATAAACAGTTAAAGGCTGTGCTGTTAAGCAAGGGCTACGGCGTGACAGGCGTTGATGGCACATACATCGAAGACTTTGGCACTGATGCGGCCAAAGAAGTAAAAGAAGATTCTTTCTTTGTTGTCAACCTTAATGACGATTCAAGGTTTAAGGATACGGTGGCTGGTTTATCAGAGCATTTCTGCCAGGACTCCTTCTTGTTCGTTCCCCGTGGCGGACAACAATCATTCCTTGTTGGAACAAATAGGGCAGAGTTCCCCGGCTACGGAAATGAAACAGAGACAGGCGAGTTCCTTGGTGGCGAAGAGGGTGAATTTATGACTCGCGTTGGCAAGTCCAAGCGTCCCATCAAGTTTGCTGAAGGTCTCGAAACCAAAGCCAAGATGCAAAACAACACCAAGTTTCTTATCTCACGCCTCGCAAAGCAGGTAATTAAGGAGATGAAGGAGAACATTTGAACCCACACTACGACGAAATCGTAGTTGGCTCTTCGCTTCGTGCTCTTCTGTTTGCTGCTCTCAACGACTTCCCTGTGTTCTTCACAACACCCGAGAAGCCAATAGAGTTTGACCACTTCGATTCATCTGTTGACTTGTCCAGTTGGAGGCTTCACAATGAACCTCAAGTATGGACAACCCCCGATGGTGAAACACAAACAGGACAATCTAAGACAGCATTGTGGGAGCATGTGTTCTTTGTTCTCGGACTCAAGGGGCTGACACCATTCTCCAGCGTGTGTAATTCACTTCGCCTTGACACAAATGAGTTGACAGGTTACTCAGAGTATGCTAAACTAAGGACAGTTGAGTTTGGTGTGTGTCATTACTTTGACGAGCACGCCACCTACAACCTTCTACGCTCCGAGAACACACAAAAAAACTATGAAGTCTATGACACACTGGCATTTATGCGCGGAGGAAAGCACCACCTTGATCTGATAGAGAGTAGTGACCCATTTTGTAACAAAACTTGGTTCTATGACACCCCCAGAGTAGATGGTAAAAGCCCCTTTAAAGACGCCTGTGTTGTTTCAATTTTATCAGACGACCAGATAGACGACTTTGATTTTTCAGAGACCGTAGTGCGGCTTACAACCGTTCAGAAAATGAAGGATTTAGGACTGAGAGGACCAAGAAATGGATACCAAGAAGACGGATCAATCCGATACCGGAGTTTCAAGACACAAGCGCTTGATCGTAGAAAATTCCTTGTATCTCCTCCGCTATGGATTGAGACAGATACGATCAAAGTTCCAAAGATTACGGAAGAAGATCTGGTTAAAGATCTGGGGCGAGTAGCCGAGAACAACAAAAAGATTTTAGAGCATTTATGGCAAAACATTTAGCAGGCATCATACCACTGGCAAACTTTGACGATACTTTCAAGTTGCCATACGATTCTTTTATGCTTCCCATTCAAAATGACTTTACCCTCATACAGAAGTCTGTGTTTGAATGTGCGATGGCAGGATGCTCTACTATTTGGATTGTGGCCAACGATGACCTTGCCCCTCTAGTGAAGAAGCACATCGGTGAGTGGGTCTATGATCCTGTTTACTTTTGGGACAACTATGTAAACAACCATATTGTTCAGCGCAGGACACACATACCCATCTACTATGTCCCGATTCTACCAAAGGACAGAGACAGACGTGATAGTTATGGGTGGTCTGCCTTGTTCGGTATGCACTCTGCGTGGTGGGTTTCTTTCAGGATCTCCAAGTGGGTTATCCCAAAGAAATACTTTGTGTCATTTCCACACAACGCTTACGACTTTTGGACGTTACGAGAGTATAGAAAACAATTGTTCAACACCACTAAGAACTTTTTCTTTACTAAGGGGGGTAAGACAGTAAAGGATAATTTACCAATACCATTTACAATGAGAGGCGAAGACTTTATCCAGTGTCGCAGAGAGGTCAATAGACTGACCACTAAGGAGTACGGACCACTGGATGACGGCGAGACGTGGTTGGACTTGAAGAAACTACCAGCAGAAGATCGCTGGTCAGCACGCCACTTTGACTTGTCAACAATCTTTGACAAGGTCAGTGAGGAAGACTGCTTCCGCCAGGAACTCGACTGGTTCTATGATCTCCGCGAGTGGGATGGCTACCGAGCCTACCTCGCGTCAGATAACATCGTGAAAGGACCCAACTGGCGCTTGACAAAGCCGCACCAACTGAATAGATTATGTCAGGAGGAAGAGGAATGAAAGTCGGTGATTTGGTGAGGGTAACTTTTAGAGAAGGCGAAGACCAAGGTGTTATCCTTTCTATCGTTGAGAAAACTTACTTGCCCAATTGGCTAACCGGTGGTAAGCAAACATACATGGTCTACTGTATCAACGCTCCCCTTAAAATACACGAATTACGAGATATAGATCTCAAACTACTATCGGAGGCATAATAATGGAAAGAACTAAAAGTAAAATCAAGTTTGTCGGGCTACACGCCCACAGCGTAGCCGGGTCTATCTTTGATGGGCTTGGCTTCCCGCAAGACCACATGGAGTTTGCATACTCCAACGGGTCTGATGCACTTGCACTGACTGACCACGGCAACATGAATGGTCTGTCTTATCAGGTGCTGCACGCAAAGAAGATGAAGGCAGAAGGCAAGGACTTCAAGCCTATCTTTGGTTGCGAAGCATACTTCATCCCCTCTATCGAAGAGTGGAAAGAAGAATACGAGCAAGCGATGCTCGACAAGAAGAAGGCACGCCAAGCCAAGAAGGCTGGTGCGTCTGCTGCATCTGTTGAGGACGAAGGCGCGAGCAAGGGCAAGAGCAGTAGTGTTCTACGCCGCCGCCGACATCTTGTTCTTCTTGCTCAGAACCAGACTGGTCTGAACAATCTGTTCAAGCTTGTGTCCGAGAGTTACAAGGACGAGAACTTCTATCGTTACCCTCGCATGGATTACAAGATGCTGAAGGAGCATAGCGAAGGCATCATCGCTTCGTCTGCTTGTCTTGGTGGTGTCTACGCTGGTAACTATTGGGAGAACCGAGAAGAAGGACCAGATGCTGTTCTTGAAGCAATGCGCGAAACTACACGCAACATGATTGACGTGTTTGGTGATCGCTGGCATGGAGAAGTACAGTGGAATAACATTCCTGAACAGCATGAATTGAACAAGTTTGTTATTCAGGTTTGTGATGAGTTTGGAGTAAAACTAATTTCAACCGCAGATTCTCACTACCCAAATCGTGAGGCATGGAAAGACCGAGAGCTATACAAGCGCCTGGGTTGGCTTGGAAAGGGTCGTCCCTCCTGGGCTGATACTGAGAGCGAGCTTCCTATCTCTGTTGATGAAATTGGCTACGAGTTGTATCCAAAGAATGGAGACGAGATGTGGGAGGCTTACAAAAAGTATTCAGCTTCTTGTGGAGTGGAGTATGATGATGACCTCGTGCTGAACAGCATTGAGGAAACACATCGCATTGCTTTCGATCGTATCGACAACTTTCTGCCTGACAACACCGTTCGTCTTCCTTCCTTTGTTGTGCCTGCTGGACACACCGCAACTGAAGCACTAATCAACTTTTCGCTTGAAGGTCTCCGCAAGATGGGACTCGCAGATAATAAAGAATATTTGATGCGACTCAAAAGTGAACTAAAAGTTATTGATGACCGTGGCTTCTCAAAATATTTCTTGACCATGAAAGCAATCGTTGACGTTACTGACACAATGATGCTGGCTGGTCCCGGTCGTGGTTCTGCCGCAGGCTCGCTTGTGGCATATTCTTTGGGTATCACCCAGGTTGATCCTATCAAGTACGACCTTCTATTCTCTCGCTTCTTGCGTTCGGACGCTAAGGACTATCCAGATATCGACTACGACATCAGCCGCCCTATGGAACTGAAGGACAAGTTGATTGAGTTGTGGGGCGAAGATTGTGTTGCTCCAATCTCAAACTGGAACACTCTACAATTGAAGTCTCTTATCAAGGACATCTCAAAGTTGTATGGTATTCCGTTTGGCGAGGTAAACTTGGTCACAAATGCGATGATCAAGGAAGCAACCCCTCTTGCCAAGCAGAAGCACGGCATCAAGGCTGGTCTATACAATCCTACTTGGCAGGAGGTTCTGGAGTTTTCTGATTCTCTCAAGGACTTCTTGAGAAAGTATCCAAATGTTAAGACGCACGTTAAGGCTCTTGTCGGTCAGGTTCGCTCTGCTTCCCGCCACGCTGGTGGTGTTGTGATTGCTGAAGACTTGGACAAGAACATGCCGCTTATCAACTCCAAGGGTGTCCGCCAGACTCCTTGGTCTGAGGGGCAGAACGTCCGTCACTTGGAGCCGATGGGTTTTATCAAGTTTGATTTGCTTGGGCTATCGACTTTGGCCATGATGGAGACTGCCATCGAACTTATCTTGAAGCGGCATCACAGCATCGAAGAGCCAACCTTCAAGCAGGTCAAGGACTTTTATGACAAGAATCTACATCCAGATGCAATCGACTTGAATGATGCGAGAGTATATGAAAATGTTTTTCATAAGGGTAACTTTGTTGGTACTTTCCAGTTTACTGAGTATGGTGCCCAGAGTTTTGCTAAGCGTGTAAAGCCAAACAACATCATTGATGTTTCTGCGATCACTTCTATCTATCGCCCCGGTCCTCTTTCAGCAAATGTCAACGAGGACTATATCGATGCCAAGGAAAGTCCGCAGTATATCAAGTATCTCACTCCCGAGGTCCAAGAGATTACCGAAGAAACCTTTGGCTTCCTTATCTTTCAGGAGCAGATTGCTAAGATTGCCCACGTTCTTGGCAAGGATCTGAGTCTTGATGAAGGCAACTTGCTTCGTAAACTTTTGACCAAGAAGGGAACGGGTAAGGGCTTTGAGGTAAAAGACAGAATCCATAAGAAGTTTATTGATGGTTGTGTAGAAAAGGGTATCGCACAAAGTGAGGCACAAAGCCTATGGGAAAAGTTTGAATACTTCTCTGGCTATGGTTTCAACAAGTCTCACGCTGTGTCGTATTCTATTATCTCATACCAGTGTGCTTGGCTCCTGACTTACTACGAAGCAGAGTGGATGGCAGCATTCCTTGACAAAGAGCCCGAGAGCAAGAAAGAGAATGCGATCAACATTGCCAAGTCTCTGGGGTACTCTATCGCGCCAGTTGATGTAAATACTTCTGGGAAGACATGGGAGATTGGCAAGGATGGCAGGACACTTATCCAGCCTCTTACAAGTATCAAGGGTTTTGGTGATTCTGCTATGGCTCAGATTCTTGACAACAGACCGTTTGTTGATATTGAGGATCTTTTGTTCCGAGAAGAAATTAAGTATGCTAAACTAAACAAGAAGGCGCTTAATGCTCTTTGTCTAGCAGGTGCGATGGATTCTCTTATTGATGATCGTTTTACAGGTCGTAAACATTTCTGGTCAGCAACTGTGGTTGAAAGACCAAAGACAAAGAAAAAGTTTCACGAGAACATTGAACTCTACCGAGGCGAAGGTGACTTCTCCGAAGCAGAGATCATTCAGTTCAAGACTGATCTAACAGGTGTCTTCCCGATGAACTTAGTTATCAGTGTTGAGACTATCGAGAAACTGAAAGAAAAGTTTATCCCTCCCATCTCTGAATTTGACGAGGGGCTACAAATTTGCTGGTTTATTCCGCGCAAACTTACGGTAAAGAAAACAAAGACAGGAAAAGAGTTTTGGATTTTGGAAGTGATTGATTCCAATAATGAGACGGAAAAGATTAGATGCTGGGGAGTGGATTCAAAGAAGGATAGGATCCACCTCAATCGCCCCTATATGTCACGACTACAATACAACCCGAAGTGGGGATTCTCTACTCGGTCAGTGTATAGAAACTTTAGATTGTTAGGCTAACAAAGGAGATAGCATGGCCAAGAAGCAAACACAGAAAAAGTCACCAAAGAAAAAGACTAGTATTGGTAGGAGCCCGTTAACAAAATACAAGACACCGGGTCCACACGGAGGAAATAAGGGATATAAGAAGAAGTATCGAGGTCAAGGAAAAGGATAGGAGCTACCCCTCAACTATTTAAGTTGAGGGGTTTTTCTATGAAAGCTAGAGACTTACTTAAATGGAAGCGTGCACTTAACGAGATCAAATTCAAGCACGAAGAGTTGCAACTCATAAAGGAAATCTGTGATAGTCATGGCTCACCTTTTCAGATGTTTCTAGAAAATTATTGTGCCCAAAATGGGATAGACCTTGGAAGACTAAATGCAGAAAAGGGCGCAAGAGATGCTAAAGCAAAAGCCGAGCATATTGCAATAGAGGAAAAGAAACAAGAACAGGGCATTGTACAGTCGCAAAATCCGTTTACGGAGAACGCACCGCCTGTAGAAGAATTGTTTGTTGAGAACCGCGACCAAGACCAGATGCACCGTGTGTTTCGCGACCTCTTCAAGAAACTTGCATTGCATTTACATCCAGACCGTGCCCAGGGCTTGACAGCAGACGAGAGACAGGATAGATTATCTATGTTCAAGGACGCGAAGCAAGCCCTCGACGCCGGGGATTACTTCTTACTACTTGAGATGTCAGAACGTTTCAGTATCAGAATTCCAAAGAATTTTAAACAACAAACTCGATGGATGAAAGCAAGGACAAAGCAAATCGATCAAGAGATACAAGCGCAGAAACATACATACAATTATGTTTTTTCTGAGTGTGAAACAGAAGACGAAAAAATCAAAATCGTTAAAAATTTTTTGAGGCAAATTTTCCAGATTTAGAGGTTATAATGGAACATCTACTGAACTGCCACGGCGAGTGGACTGCAATTTTTGCTTGCATTACTTCACTTCCCATGTTACGATACTGGTACAAGTCCAAGACTAAGGAGGAAACTTGATTACAGATATTGTTCTAGGTCTTCAGCACGGAGACGAAGGAAAAGGCAAGGTTACGCACCACTTGCTGAAGAATGGAGGATACACTCATTGTGTGCGTTTTAATGGTGGTTGTAACGCTGGACATACGATCATACACAATGGAAAAAAGTTTGTTACTCACCACATCCCGGCGGGGGTGTTTTTCGATGTTACATCAGTAATTGGCAACGGTTGTGTGGTAGATCCCAGGAAGTTACAAGATGAAATAGACTACTTAGAATCTCACGGAATCAACGTGAGAGATAATCTAAGGATCGCAAAAAATGCTCATGTTATCACAGAAGAACATAAAGCCGAAGACGGCACTGATGAGACTATCGGAACGACTAGAACTGGTAACGGGCCTGCTTATCGTGATAAGTATAATCGCACTGGCGTCCGCGCCTGTGACATACCTGATCTACAGCATTTCCTAGTAGATATTTACGAAGAACTCTCAGGCAATACTATCATCCTTATGGAAGGAGCCCAGGGCTTTTGGCTTGATCCAGACTGGGGTGACTACCCCTATGTGACATCATCTCACACAGGTGTGGCTGCTGCCATTCAAAATGGCATCAACCCGCGCTCTATTCGTAATGTCTGGGGCGTTATCAAGGCTTACGAAACCTATGTAGGCAAGCGCAGCTTCCAGCCAGATGATAAAGTTTTTGACCACATCCAAGAGGCTGGACAAGAATTTGGCGCCACCACAGGACGCGTCAGGCAGTGCAATTGGATAAATATAGAAGAAGTCCAACGCGCTATCAACATGAATGGGGTCAACCGTCTTGTGGTAAACAAGATGGACGTTCTTCGCGAAGTCGGCATTTGGGGCACAACCAAGGGTCGTATTCATGGCGAACGACACTTCCGAGATCACCTAAACACTGAGTTTGGACCACTACATGGTGTAGATAAGGTTTATTTCTCAGACAACGCTGCCAATATTTATGAAGAAAACCCCTTGACAGCAGCAGCCTAGCGAGCTATATTATACTTGTCGTTGGAGGACAGATGGCTAAGAACTATGGATACGCCTGCATGAATATGCAGTTGTCTAGCCCACAAGATTATGGTGGTAAGAAGAAAGACAGAATTACCACTAATCGCTCCATGATCAAGAGAACTTTTCAAGAGAAGGGGATTGAGTATGCGTCCTCCTTGTCTCTCCAAAATGTACTTGATCTCCAGAAGGTTCTCGAATGGAATGTCGAGCACGGGATCCATTTCTTCCGTCTGTCCTCCAACGTCTTCCCTTGGGCGTCAGAGTATCAACTCTGCGATATGCCCGATTATGAAGCAATCTGGGACGCCTGCGAACGTGCCGGCAACTATGCCCGAGAACAAGGCATACGTCTAACTTCTCACCCCGGTCCGTTCAACAAATTGGCTTCTCCAAACGAGAAAGTGTTTGAGAACACAAAGAGAGACTTGGAGATTCATGGTGAGTTTTTTGATATGCTTGGGCTTCCCCACAATCACTATGCAAAGATTAACATTCATGTCGGTGCAGCATACGGAAACAAGCCGGTTGCACTAGATACTTTTGTAAGGAACTTTGAACGCCTGCCAGAATCTGTCACTTCCCGTCTAACTGTAGAGAATGATGATCGTGAATCGCTTTATTCAACGCTGGAACTCTTTGAAGGAGTCTATCCTCGTACTGGGATTCCGATTGTGTTTGATTATCATCATCACGGGTTTTGTACTGGCGGTATTAGTGAAAAAGATGCCTTGGAGATTGCGATTTCCACTTGGGGTGACATCAAGCCAGTAGTACACTATTCTGAGTCAAGAGCAGAAGACAAGAAAGATCCTAAGATTCGTGCCCACGCCCACTCAGATTTCGTCAACGGACCGATTGACGACTATGGCTATGACCTCGACGTGATGATTGAGGCAAAGGCCAAGGAACTTGCCCTGCTGGGGCTCAGAAAAAATGACGCTGCCCGCTTGACAGCAGCGGCGTGACCTGTTACATTACAAACATAACAAGGAGGACACTATGTCTACATCGACCGAAGAGAAGAAGCGCTACGTGCTGGAGTACATCCGTTCGCTCGTGGCAATCGAAGAGGCTATGGAGCCTTACAAGGAGCAGAAGCGCGAACTTCGTACTGAGTACCGAGAGCAGGGCTGGCTTAACACCGACGAGATCCGTGCGGCTGTGAAGGCTTATCGTCTGTTCAAGGGCAAGGTAAACATTGATGATGTTTACGATAACTACAAGATGCTGTCTGGTGGTGATGCGGAGGAAGAAGCGTGATTATTCAATATCAGCGACTTGATGAATACGTAAAGGTGCCTACCCGCTCCAACCCATCTGATGCTGGGCTGGACGTGTACGCTAACGTGCGAGACCCAATCGTAATTGAACCACGGCAATCTGCAATCATTCCAACTGGTCTAAAGTTTGGAATCCCTCACGGTCATATGCTTCAAGTTATGAACCGTTCAAGCATCGCAGCAAAGCGTGGACTGATGGTTGGGGCGCATGTAATTGACTCTGGCTATAATGGAGAGGTATTCATCAATCTTCACAATGTTGGAGACTCACCGCAAATGATTCGCTATGGTGATAAGATTGCACAACTTGTGATGATTCCGGTTGTTGCATTCCGACCATATCTCATTCAGGGTGATTTATATCAGGAGCCAATCACAATCTCTGACCGTGGCGAAGGAGCCCTTGGGAGCACAGGTGAATAAAATAGAAAATTTTAGAAATAGACTTTCAATTCTGTCTGATTTTGATACCATTAACATTGTTTTTTATACTGAAGAATACCTGTATGATTCTTTTATAAACAATATTAAAAAAATCATTGGACTTTCTGAATATGATTGTACTCATGCTATTCGGAATGTTAAGTCAGCTAACAACAGTGCTTTTATAGATTGCATTGTAGAAGTAGAAATAAACGATGAAATCGTATATGGACTAGGGGTTGAAATAACTCAGACAACAGATAAATCTTCAAGAAATAGCTCTGTTTATCAGCGCCCTGCAAAATTTATTCAGTTCATGCATTATTATCCTGATTATGATTGTTTGATGTATTACACTGAGGAATTTCATATCTCAACTGATACCTCTCGGTGTGGCTTTTCATTATTGCATCTAATGGGTATCCCAACATACAATGTCACAGGGGATTATCCCAAAACAATTGAAGAGTTTGTGATTCTGAAAAACAAGGCAGCGATGAGGGGACCCAAGCACAATATCCCACTCACAGTTTCAATTACTAAGTCTGCAATACTTGTTTCAGCTAGACTAGAAAAAGGTGGCAACTTTACGCATGATCCAAATATTGGTTTTGTTTCAACAATTTGTTATATCATGAAAGATTGTGGTTTACCAATTAGAATTCATAATCATGGTTTGTCAAAAAACATTGTTCGTAAAACCAAAAACAAGCTTTACCAAAATCTAAGTATTATAGGTGGTTCTATAGAATTTGATTTTGAAGACGAAACCATCAAATGGGATTGCTCAATCTCAGATTACAAAAACAATAAAAACTATTTTCTTATCAAAGAAGACGGCGAAAAAGTATCGATGATTAAGTTTTGTAAATACTTGGAAAAAAGAAACATCAATATTGTTTTTAAAAATATCGCTGGTTGTGAAAGAGAAAAGATGTGCTATTTCCATAACAAAATGGAAGTGCCTAAAAAGACCAAGATCCCAGATGTTGTCTACATAAACTCCAATAAACAGCTAGTTATGGTCGAGGGCGAATGTGATTACAACCTAAAAAAAGGAATCAAACAGTTAGATACTTTTGATGAATTTGAAAAATTGGCAATCAATTTTTTAATTGAAAATGGTGTTGATATAAACAAAAAAGCACTCAAGGGCGTGATTACTGATAAGCCAGTTTCTTCTGACAGTGATTTTTATTGGGGACACTTTTTAACTTCTAACGACAATGGTGTGGAAAAAAATGATTTCTTACATTAAGAATGAAGATATGCGTAAGGCAATATTAGATGTGCCGAACGATTCTGTGCAAAGCATTATAGCAGATTTGCCATATGGACATACTGAACTAGATTGGGATATTAGACTTGATATGGAGCAACTTTGGTCTGAATGGTGGCGTGTGTTAAAAGACAACGGAAGCATAGTTTTATTTGGCACGCAACCATTCACTTCTCACTTGGTCATGTCACAAGAAAAACTTTTCAAGTATTCGCTTGTTTGGAAAAAGAGCCGAGTTTCCGGCTGGGCTCAAGCTCCCTACAGGTTCCTTGGTGAGCATGAAGACATTCTGATTTTTTCAAAAGCCGGGTTGGCAAAAAACTCTAAAAACAGAATCTTGTATAATCCACAAGGTATAAAGCCATTAAATAAAGAAATGAGAGGCAAAGGTTCAAACTCTTTACGCCAAGGCAGAAAAAAACAAAAAAACTATGTTCAAAAGTTCACAAATTATCCCAAGTCAATTCTTGAATTTGGAAGCGAAGGCAAACCTATACACCCAACGCAAAAGCCTCTTGAATTATATAAATATTTAATTCAAACTTTTTCAAATGAAGGGGATTTAATTCTAGACCCTTGTTTTGGTTCTGGTAATTGCCTGTTAGCTGCAAAACATATTGGCAGACATTATATTGGCTTTGAAACTGATCATGGATATTACACTCAAGCGAAACTAAGGATTGAAAATGATTAATTTGCAAAATGGAAATTATATTGATCTCATCGAGCATGTGCCTGATGAATCAGTAGATCTAATTTTAACAGATATTCCATATAATATTAGCAAGAAAAATGGTCTCGGAGGCTTTGATAAAAAGTCTAATAGAAATCGCGTTGGATTAGATTTTGGAGAGTGGGACAAAGGGTTTGATGTCTCTGGGATAAGCGCTTTGGTGCCAAAATTAAAAAAAGGTGGCTCCGTTGTGATTTTTTCTGCTTTTGAGCAATTCAATGAAATATGTACGGCATTCAGCGATTTAGTAGTTAAAGATAAGTTAATTTGGCAAAAAACCAATCCTTTTATCAGAAATCGCGAACGCCGCTATGTCTCAAATATAGAATTTTGCTCTTGGTTCGTTAAACCAAAGGAAAAGTGGACATTCAATAGGCAAAATGAAAAATATGAATCCTGCGTTTTTACTTACCCATCGGAGAGCGGCGGCGGCTTCAAACGCTATCACCCTACACAAAAAAATCTAAAAATGATTAGATACCTGACAAGGACGCATTCTAACAAAGGTGACACAATTCTAGATCCTTTTATGGGCGGCGGCACAATGGGGGTCGCAGCAGTTTTGGAAGAAAGAAATTTTATAGGATTTGAAATAGAAAAACAATACTTTGACAAAGCGCAGACGAGAATTCAAAATGGATAAGAACACAACAAAACTAATGTTTAGTTCGAAGTCAAATGACTGGGCGACACCCCAGTCTTTCTTTGACAAGCTTGACGGCATCTTTGGTCCATTTACCTTAGATGCCGCCGCATCGGCTGACAACTACAAGGTTGCCAACCATTACACCGAGGCAGACAATGCTCTGTCCCAGGACTGGTCTGGTAACCGAGTGTTTCTGAACCCACCTTATGGGCGTGCTCTAAAAGATTGGGTAAAGAAGGGCTATGAAGAAGGACAAAAAGACAACACGATAGTTGTTATGCTTATTCCTGCTCGTACTGATACCAAGTATTGGCACGACTACGTGATGAAAGCAGACGAGATTCGTTTTGTCCGTGGTCGCATCAAGTTTGGAGACGAGACAAATAGCGCGCCATTTCCATCAGCCGTGGTGGTGTTTCGACAGTCAGCGTATCAGGCGCCACGTATCACAGGAATGGAACGATTATGAATAGAGCAGAAAGGCGGCGTCTCAAGAAAAAGAACAAAGGCAACGAAAAACTCGCCCAAAAAATTTCCAGTTTTGAGCACAGACCAAACGCATGTTCAGCGTGTGACGCCGCATTTGACGCAATATCCAAAGAACACGCAATGACTTGGCGAGTAGTGGTACGCGAAAATCCAGTTCGAGTATCGCTATTCTGCCCCGCTTGCATCGAAAAGGCACAGGAGGTTATAAATGCCAAAAGCAACGAGTAATACAATAGTCGAGTTTGATACTCAAGACCTTGTCGAAGGGGGTAGCACCGAAGAAGTAGCCCTTGAATACCTAAACCGGGTCAAGACAGGGCTTGAGGGCATCGCCCGCCGCGAAGCAGTAAACCACCCCCCACACTACAACCAAGGCAACATAGAAGTAATTGATGCCATCGAGGATTGGGGGCTTGACTTTAACGCAGGCAATGTAGTAAAATATGTTTCGAGGCACCAACACAAGGCAGAGCCTCTTGAAGACCTCAAGAAAGCCCGTTGGTATCTCGACCGACTTATAGAAGGATGGGAAAATGCCGGTATCGAGAATTAGCAGACGAAGTCTAGAACAAATTCTAGGCGGAAAGGTTGCGGAACGCCACGATGTGGTAATAAAGTTCTACGGACAAAATTGTCACCTATGTCACGCGCTGCGTGACAAGTTTGTAGAAATTTCCGACGAATATGAAAACATATTCTTTTATGCGTTCAACATGGATGATGGCAAAGGGCTTGAGAAAAAATATGGCTTTGAAGGCGTGCCTTCAATATGCCATGTAAGGACTGGGACAAGACCAAAGATAAACTTTCTAGAAGAGCCCAAGAAGCCCCACAAGGAAACGTGGTATCATCCAACAGGTATTCGCATGTTTATTGATAAGCACAGGAGCAAAGATGATTGAGGCACTTACCTATGATGACGTGCTGTTACTACCACACTATTCGGACATTCGCTCTCGGTCTGAAGTAGATATTTCTACTGAACTTGGTAACGGGCTAAGATTGGAGCTACCAATCATATCATCTCCAATGGACACGGTATCTGAAGACCTTATGGCGAGAGCTATATCAGAAGAGGGTGGGTGCGCTATCATTCATAGATACAACACGCCAGAAGAACAAGCCCAGTTGGTTGGACACGCAAGGGTCAACGGAGCAGAGAACATTGGTTTTGCCGTTGGTGTTGGTGGAGACCTGTTGGACAGAACGGAAAAGTGCCTTGATGCAGGTGCATCCTTTGTTTGTGTTGATGTAGCACATGGTCACCATATTATGATGAAAAAAGCCTTATATGATTTACGTGATGTTTTTGGTGATGACCTTCATATTATGGCAGGAAATGTTGCAACCTTGAAGGGTATTAACGATCTCGCAGACTGGGGCGCCAACTCTGTTCGCTGTAACATTGGGGGCGGTTCTATTTGTTCCACGAGAGTGCAGACAGGACACGGACACCCTGGGTTGCAAACAATCATAGATTGTTCTTTCACCGACCGCGATGTAAAGATTATCGCAGACGGTGGCATACGCAACTCTGGTGACATTGTAAAGGCACTTGCCGCAGGAGCCGACGCAGTTATGTTGGGCTCCTTGCTCTCGGGAACAAAAGAGACCCCCGGTGAAGTTTATACCCGACACGATGGAACAAAGTATAAAACTTATCGCGGTATGGCCTCTAAGGAAGCCCAAGTAGAATGGCGTGGTAGATATTCTTCATTTGAGGGCGTATCTAGCACCGTGCCATATCGTGGCAAGGTTCGCAATATTCTCACAGATCTTGACCGAGGCATACGCTCTGGGCTTTCATACTCCGGTGTGCGTTCCATCGAAGAGCTACAAAGAACTGCTGAGTTTGTTCGACAAACTCCTGCCGGTCTTGGTGAGAGCAGAACGCATATCACCACGAGAAAGTGGTAATGTCTGACAACCCAAACTATGGACAAGACTTAAAGTCTATCAAGTTTATGGTGTCAGATGACGACCACGCAAGACTACTGATAAGGCTGCGCCACAACAAAGTAAATGTGGCGCAGTTTTTTCGTGCCGTCATTGATGGCATGATAGAAGAAGAAGATAATCTTATGGAGTTCTTTGACAAGTACGTCATGGAACACAAGATCTTATCACGCAAACGCTTCTCTAAATCCCTCAGACTGAGAAAGAAAGGTCAAGAAGTTCTTGAAGATTTTGGTCTACTTGATGATGCAGAGAAGCAACAGATATTTGATCTAATATCAAAGGAATTTCCAGACCTATGAATAAGCAAGACTTAATGGTATGCGCACAACAATGTTTGAAAGACAGAGAATGTTGCTTAGCAGAAAATTGTAGATATCATATAGACTATGAAGAAGAGTTTAATTGTTCAATGATAACAATTTATGAAAATGGACCACTATCTCTACGTGAGATAGCAAAGCGTGAGGGCTTGTCTTTTGCTCGTATAAAGCAAATACAAGACAAAGCACTAGTTAAGTTAAAGAAAAGATTACCTGACGGCGCAGAATTGTTAGCAAGTTCGGGTAATGCAGACTATTTATTTTGAGTTTTATAAAGGAGATTTAAAACTATGGCTCGCAAGACACTATTAACAGAATCAGAGATTCGTCAGTTTATGAAGCTGGCAAACATTACGCCCCTCCAAGAGATGGGTATGGGAGGAGAACTCCCCGCAGGCTTGAGGGATGACGAAGATGAAGAACCCGGTGTGCGCGATATGCGTGAAGCCGACCACGACGACGACGATGAAGATCCCCCCGCTATGAGAGGCGCCGGCGGGATGCGCGAAGGCGAGCGCGAAGATGATGATCCTCCCGCCATGAAAAGCATGCGTGAGGAAGAGGAAGAAATGAAGATGGACGCCCCCGAAGGCGACATGGAAATGGATATGGACCTCCCCGAACCCGCACCCGACATGGGCGGCGATATGGATATGGGTGGCGATATGGGCGGAAAAGAAGAGCAGTTTGCTGACATTGTAGACAAGCTCGCAGACCTACTTGGACTTGATGCCGACGTAGAGGTTGGCGGTGATGAAGGAATGGGGGGTGAGGCCATGGGCGATGAAGGTGGTGATCTAAAAGGTGCCATGGACGCTCCCGAAGGTGACGACGAAGAGCCAATGATGGAACTTGTAGACGACGAGTTAAACGAAGATGATATTGTACAAGAAGTTGCTCGTCGTGTTGCTGCCCGTCTTCTTCGTGAAAAGAAGCAAGAAGATGTGGCGACCAAGCTAGCCGAGCGCATCTTCCGTAGACTCGCCTCGAAATAATAGCTTGACAAAAATCTCCTGAGCCGTTATAATAACCATCTAGGGACCATACCTAGGTGGTTATTTCATTTGGAGAGACAATGGATTTCGTAGTTAGTCTGGTTATAGCTGGTTGCTCATTCTTGCTTGGCTGGATGTCTTGCTCTGGCTTATATTTCTTAAAGTCAACAAGAATTACAGCAACAGTAATGAAAATGTCTTATGTTTTCTACTTGACAATTATCAACAAGGGGTTAGAATATTTACACTATGCCCACATAAATAGACTTGAAGCTCTTCGTAAAAATGACAAATCGTATGGACATGAAGAATATGAGAGGCTGAAGAAAGATAGTGATAAAACTATCCAAAGCTACAAAGATAATACAATCACCTATTTACTCCAGGCTCACCCAGAATTGTTCAAACAGTTCTTAGAGTTTGACGATTGGAGAGGGTCGCAAAGATTCCTAAACAACAACAAGATAGCAGCTATTATGTTTTCAAAGGAGACAAACAAATGATGCGTGAGATAATTGGTAAGATCATTGATATTGTGCTTCCACCAAAAGACAAGGACACCGCGAGTAAGGAGGCAGCCCCGGCAACAACTGAGGTAAAGGCTGTGAGCCTTGAGCAATTACTCGGTGGTGCCCTGGGCGATGCACCCGCTGAACCAGACCTACGTGTTATTGGTTTGTATTCTTCCGTCGAAGATGAAAAGATTGCAGAACTAACACAGGCTCTGCTTTATCTAAACGAAATGAACCGCCTTCTTCCCGAAGACAAGGAAAAGAAGCCTGTTGAATTTTACATCAACACCTATGGTGGCTCTGCTGACGATATGTTTGCGATGTATGATGTTATGCAGCAGGTTATGAAAGAAACCGAAATCCACACGATTGGTGTTGGAAAGGTTATGTCCGCAGGCACCCTACTCCTAGCGGCAGGAACAAAGGGTAAGCGCAAGATTGGTCGCAACTGCCGCGTGATGATCCACAATGTCGCAGCAGGAAACTTTGGAACGCTTCCAAACTTGGCGAACGAACTTGAAGCCATACAGCGCCTACAAGAAGATTACATTTCCGCCATGGTTGACAACACTAAGTTCACCCGCAAGAAGTTGGAGAAACTACTTAATGAAAAGGTAAACATTTATCTTGATGCTGATGAGGCTGTTAAATATGGTCTCGCCGACGAGATAATGTGAGGTTAAGATATGTCTGATAGTTTGTTAATGCTTCTCGAAATGATCGAGGAGGTTTTGGAAGAGCAAAATTTAAGTGAAGCTGGTTTAGGTGGGGCAGGAGGACTTACAAGATATAAAGGTCGTATGTCTGTATTCCTTAAACGTCTCAAGCAAGGAACGGCT